CGAGGACAAAATTATGGACAAGAACTTATATTCAATTTACGACAAAAAAATCTGGAACATATATGCAACCATTTGTGGAACTTACAGATGGCACAGCAACACGACAATGTATGGATTTATTAAACAATCCAAATGCACCATTCAGCAAATTTCCAGAAGATTTCACGTTAATGCGAATAGGAAGTTGGGACGAAATCGGTGGAATCCCTACCGCAGACAACCCACCAGAAGTTATTATTGAGCTATTAACATTACAAGAAGCAAAGGAATAAAATATGTTTGGACCCATGGGAACATTACCAAGTACTTTAACAAAGGATTTTAGCAGAGTACCAAAAGTAGACATACAAAGATCAGTATTTAACCGTGATCACGGTTTAAAAACAACTTTTGATGCAGGATATTTAGTGCCAATATTTTATGATGAAGCACTACCTGGTGATACTTTTACCATGGACGCTAACGGATTTGGACGATTAGCAACACCAATTAATCCATTTATGGATAATTTATATATAGAAACATTTTTCTTTGCAGTTCCATATCGATTAATATGGAACAATTGGGAAAAGTTTTGCGGAGAGCAAGACAATCCAGGAGATAGTACAGATTATTTAGTACCACAAACATCTGGTACAATTACAAATAGTTCATTATATGATTATTTTGGTGTACCAACTGACGTTAGTTTATCATTTAATAATTTATGCGGTAGAGCATATAATTTAATTTATAATGAATGGTTTAGAGACCAAAATTTACAAGATAGTGTAACAGTAGATAAAGGTGATGGCCCAGATACATTAAGTAATTATACATTACTTAAAAGAGGAAAAAGACACGATTATTTTACAAGTGCTTTACCATGGCCACAAAAAGGTGATGCCGTTGCATTACCATTAGGACAAGCTGCTCCAATTAAAAATCTATATTTTGACAATAGATCTATTGCTAGTGTAGGACCATCAAGTCTTTACGTTGATTCAACTGGAGCAACAATGCCATTAATAACAACTGGTTGGAATGCTGGTCCATCATATCCTGCATATGCTGATGGAGATAATACATCTCCTAATATATATGCTGATTTAAGCGATGCTACTGCCGCAACAATAAATCAGTTAAGAGAAGCATTTCAAATTCAAAGATTATATGAAAAAGATGCTAGGGGTGGAACGAGATATACCGAAGTTATACAATCACACTTCGGAGTAACTAGCCCTGACGCTAGGTTACAACGCCCCGAATATCTCGGAGGCGGAAAAGATAGGATTAATATAAATCCTATAGCACAAACAAGTAGTACAGATGCAACAACACCACAAGGTAACCTTAGTGGATATGGTACTACCGGTTTTACCGGCCATAGATTTAACAAATCATTTACTGAACATAGTGTAGTAATAGGTTTAGCTTGCGTATTTGCTGATTTAACATATCAGCAAGGATTAGCCAGACATTTTAGTAGACAGACAAGATGGGATTTTTATTGGCCTGCCCTAGCCCATCTTGGAGAACAAGCTGTGCTTAATAAAGAAATTTACGCACAAGGAACAACAGACGATGATAATGTATTTGGATATCAAGAAAGATATGCAGAATACAGATATAAACCAAGTCAAATTACAGGTCAAATGAGATCAAACTTTGCACAAAGTTTAGATACATGGCATTTGGCACAAGATTTTGGAAGTTTACCTGCCTTAAACGCGAGTTTTATAGAAGAAAATCCGCCAGTAGATAGAGTAACAGCAGTACAAAATTATCCAAATCTAATTTTGGATATGTATTTTAAGTTTAAATGTGCCAGACCTATGCCAACTTATGGTGTACCTGGATTAATAGATCATTTCTAATGGGATTCTTATCTTCATTAGGTTTAAAAAGTGCTGCACCATTAATTGGTGCTGGCGCTAATTTATTAGGTGGTTTTTCGCGCAATAATGCTGCTAAAGCAGCTAGCGCAAGACAAATGGCTTTTCAAGAAGATATGTCAAATACCTCTTATCAAAGAGGTATGGCTGATATGAAAAAAGCAGGCCTTAATCCAATTTTAGCAGGAAAATTTGGTGGTGCCAGTACACCTACTGGTAGTACTTATCAACCAGAGAATATAGCGACAAACGCAGTACAACAATTTAACCAAACAAAACTTATAGCTGAAC